CTTTTGAAAGCCTAAATATTAAAACACATGGTTTAAGAAAAGGAGAGTTAGTTACTATCACCGCAGGTAGTGGTGTTGGTAAAAGTTCTTTTTGTCGTCATGTAGCATTAGATTTAATTAAACAAAAGTTTGCTGTTGGTTACATAGCTTTAGAAGAAAGCGTCAAACGTAGTGCTTTAGGCATTATGGGAGTTGAATTAAAAAAACCATTACACTTAACTAGAGAAGGAACTGATGAAAAAGAATTGCTTGAGACATTTAACAATACTGTGGGCAGTGGTAAATTCTTTTTGTATAATCATTTTGGTTCTACAGTTGCAGATAACCTGCTCTCTAAAATAAGATACATGGCTAAATCATGTGACGTGGACTTTGTAATATTAGACCACTTACATATGGCATTGTCAGCATTAGGAGATGAACACACTAATGATGAGAGAAAACTAATTGATTACTTTGTAAGTAAATTAAGAACCTTAGTAGAAGAAACTGGCATAGGTGTCATTTTAATTTCTCACCTTCGTAGAAGTGAAGGCGACAAAGGTTACGAAGACGGTAAAGAAGTTACTATGAATGCTCTTAGAGGTTCAGCTTCTATCGGTCAATTATCAGATATGTTGTTAGCAGTATCTCGTGACATTAAGTCAGATAAGAAATTAGCTAAAGTAACAATTCTTAAAAATCGTTATTCAGGTGAAACAGGCAATGCGTGTACTCTACAATATGATTTAGAGACAGCGTGTCTTACAGAAGTAAACCCTGAAGTCTTAGATGATTTCTAACAAACAACCAACTGCAAAGCAAAAAAAAGATGCTTTAATTTGGACAGGTCTAGTCACAGACGCAGTGAGTAGAGCAAAAACATCAACTAAAATTGTAGTCATAGGAGTGGCAAAGTTAAAGACCGCTTACATGTTGCAAGACACATTAACTAATATGGCACTAGCAGGTGAGGAAGCCGCTTGGAATGTCGAAGTACAATTAAACACATTACATTAATTATGAAATTACCAACAATAAATAAAAAGACATTAAACGCACCATTCGTTTCTTTACACTGGAAAGATATTTCAGGTACAGCAGAGTGGTTAAGTTTGAAAGAAGCGATAAATAGTAGAGTTATTATTTGTATTTCAAATGGTTGGCTTATTAGAGCAGATAAAGAAGTTCATATAGTTGCCGCAGATGTAAATTTTAATGCTGATGGTACATTAGGTGATGTAGGTGGTGTAACTACTATACCTACAGTAAACGTATTAAAGATTAAGAAGGTCTCACTTTGAGGTACATCTTTGATATAGAAACAAATGGATTTCTTGATGAGTGTGACACCGCACATTGTATTGTCTTAAAAGATATAGATACAAATGAAATTCACAAGTTAGACAATAAGTCTGCTGTTAAAAAATTAGAAGAAGCAGAACTACTTATTGGTCATAACATTATTAAGTTTGATATTCCTGTTTTAGAGAAGTTATTCTCAGCTACATTTAAGGGTAAAATTTTTGACACAATCGTAGCAACTCGATTACTTTTTTCAGACATCAGAGAAACTGACTTTGCTAGAAAAGATTTTCCAAAAGATTGCATTGGTAGACATTCTCTTAAAGCATGGGGAAATAGAATAGGTAAGTACAAAGAACAGATAGATACTGACTGGAAAACATTTACTCCTGAAATGCTAGACTATTGTGTTCAAGATGTAGAAGTAACTCATTCTTTATACAATGTTATAAATAAAAAAGGTTACTCACAACAGGCTATGGATTTAGAGCATGAAGTAGCACAAATAATATTTAAACAAGAGAGATATGGTTTTACTTTTAATAGAAAAAAAGCAGAAGAATTATATACAATATTAAATAGTAGAAGAATTGAATTAGCAGAAAAATTACAAACTATATTCTTACCTATCACTGAAGAAAGATGGTCAGTTAAAACAGGTAAGAAATTAAAAGATAGTATTACTATTTTTAATCCATCAAGCAGACATCACATAGCTAAGAGATTAAAAGATAAGTATGGTTGGGAAGCTAAAGAATTTACTCCTGATGGTAAGCCTAAATTAGATGACAGTATACTTTCTAAATTAGATTACCCTGAAGCTAAGATATTATGTGAACATTTTTTATTAGATAAAAGAATTGCACAATTAGCAACAGGTACACAGGCTTGGTTAAAACATGAGCGTAAAGGTAAAATTCATGGCACATGTAATACAAATTCTTGTGTTACTGCTAGAGCCAGTCATTCCTTTCCAAATTTAGGACAGATACCAAGTACAACTGTTCCATTTGGTAAAGAATGTAGAGAATTGTTTGCAGTGCCAGTAGGTAAGAAATTAGTAGGCATAGATGTCTCTTCTTTAGAAGTTATGATGTTATGTCATTTCATGTCTAAGTTTGACAGTGGTGCTTACACTAAAGTGGCACTTGAAGGTGACATACACACAGAGACACAGAAATTAGCAGGGTTAGAAAGCAGAGACCTTGCAAAAAGATTTTACTATTGTTTTTTATATGGTGGCAGTGTCAAAAGAATAGCTGAAGTAATTAACAAGCCATTCAAAGAAGCAGGGAAGATTAAGAAAAGATTTTTAAATAACTTACCTGCCTTACATAAACTTATAGAAGCTGTGAAACTTGTGTCAGAACAAGGTTTTATAACTGCTCTTGATAAGAGACAGATTAAAATACGTTCTAGCCACGCCTCATTAAATAGTTTGCTCCAAAGTGCAGGAGCAATAATTTGCAAGAGATGGTTAGTAGAATTTAACAATTCAATAAAAGAAATTCCACATGTGCAACAGGTTGTCTGGGTACATGATGAAATACAAGTTGAGTGTCTTGAAAAAGATGCCGAACAAGTTGGTAGACTTGCTGTCGAATGTATTAAACGAACAGGTGATTACTTCCAATTAAGAGTGCCTTTAACAGGTGAATTTAAAATAGGAAATAATTGGAGTGAAACACATTAATGTATAATAAAAAATTTGACCTTGACCTCAAGTATGGTCAGGAAAGAGAGAAGCGTTTAGCATCTATCTTAGATAAAGATAAAACAAAAATAGAAATTAAGACTGAAAGAGACTGGTGGTTTAAGACTGGTAACATTGCTATTGAAATAGAATGTAACGGTAAGCCTTCAGGTATCATGGCTACAACGTCTGATTACTGGTGTCATATATTGGCAGATGGTGACAAGGATTATTGTAGAATGATATTCGACACAAAGACAATCAAAAGGTTGGCAAAGAAATACATCAAAACATTAAAGAATGGTGGTGATGGTTGGAGAAGCAGGTTTGTACTTGTGCCTTTAGCCGAAATATTTATGCCAAAAAATTTAAGCAAATCTATGCAGGAAAGGATAGTTAAATGAACACAAAGTTATTAATAGATGGTGATATTTTAATTTATAAAATAGCTACATCAGCAGAAGTCGCTACTAATTGGGGTGACTTATGGACACTACATTGTGACCAGAAAAAATGTGAAGCAGAAGTAGACAATGCAATAGATGACTTAGGTTCTAACTTAGAAGCTGATGATTATGTTGTTTGTCTAACTGATAAAGATAATTTTAGAAAAGATATTCTTCCTTCTTATAAAGATAATAGAAAAGCTAAACGTAAACCAATGGTGTTAGGTGCATTGCGTGAGTATGTAATGAAGAAACACAATGGTGTTGTTTGGAAAAACTTAGAGGCAGATGATGTCATGGGTATCATGGCAACAGAACCTACAGATGAGAAGCGTATCATTGTGAGTATTGATAAAGACATGCGGACTATTCCATGTAAACTTTCACAAGATGGTATGACTGTTGATGATGTCCCATTAAAATTAGCTAACTACTGGCACATGATACAAACATTGACTGGTGATAAGACAGATAACTATGACGGAATAGATGGCGTAGGAATTAAGACAGCAGAAAAATTAATAATGAAATACACCAATGTTTCACACAAAGATTTGTGGGATATCGTTCAAGGTATTTACAAGGACAAAGGCTACACAGAAGCAGAAGCATTGCAACAAGCTAGGGTAGCACACATCTGTAGACATGGTGATTACAATAAGAAAACAGGAGAAGTAAAACTATGGACATTATAAAAAAACCACCACATTATAATCAAGGTGGCATTGAACCCATAGATTACATTGTTAAAAACAAACTCTCATACTGTGAAGGTAATGTTGTCAAATATATTTCACGTTGGAAATACAAAGGCGGCATAGAAGATTTAAAAAAAGCTAAACAATACATAGATTTTATTATTGATAAAGAAGGCACAACCACAGTAACAGAAAGTAAAAATGATTAACTACGAAAGAGATGAACTGCTTACTGATTTTGGTAAGACAACTTTAAAAGATAGGTACTTATTACCTGAAGAAACATCACCGCAAGATGGATTTATGAGAGCCGCTAAAGCGTTCTCTGATAATGATGAGATGGCACAACGTATTTATGATTACGCTTCTAAATTATGGTTCATGTTTTCAACTCCTATCTTATCTAATGGTGGAACTAAAAGAGGTATGCCTATCTCATGTTTTTTAAATTACGTTGCAGATAGTAGAGAAGGATTAACAGGACACTACACAGAGAATGCTTGGTTAGCATCTATTGGTGGTGGCATAGGTGGTTACTGGGGTGACGTAAGAAGTGATGGTGTTAGTACATCAGGTGGTTCTGCATCTTCAGGTTCGATACCATTTTTACATGTAGTTGACAGTGAGATACTTGCATTCTCTCAAGGTAAAACAAGGCGTGGTAGTTATGCGGCGTACATGGATATATCTCACCCAGAGATAATAGAATTTTTAGAAATGCGTAAGCCTAGTGGTGGTGACATTCATAGAAAATGTTTGAACCTCCATCATGCAGTAAATTTATCAGACAAGTTTATGCACTTGATTGAAAAGTGTATAGCTGAACCTACTTATGATGACAGTTGGAGTTTAATAGACCCACATACAAAAGAAGTTATCAGAACTGTATCAGCTAGAGATTTGTGGCAGAAACTATTAGAAAATAGAGTAGCCACTGGTGAGCCTTATGTTTCATACATAGATACAATCAATGAAGCGTTGCCTGAGACACAAAAGAAATTAGGATTGAAAGTACATCATTCAAATTTATGTACCGAAATTACATTACCTACTAATGAAGATAGAACAGCAGTGTGTTGTTTGTCTTCTGTAAATTTAGAAAAGTATGATGAATGGAAAAATGATAGTTTATTTATATCTGATTTAGTTAGATTTTTAGATAATGCTTTAACTCATTTTATAACCCATGCACCTGACAGTGTATTCAGAGCAAAGTTCAGTGCGTCACAAGAAAGAAGTATAGGATTAGGGGCTATGGGTTTCCATGCCTACTTACAATCTAAGAGTATACCTTTTGAAGGTGCATTAGCTAAGTCACTTAACATGCAAATGTTTAAGTCTATCAAAGAACAAGCGGTAGCTGAGAGTAAAAGGCTTGGTGTTAAGCGTGGAGAAGCACCAGACATGGAAGGTACAGGCATGAGAAATGCACACCTTTTAGCTGTTGCACCTAATGCTAGTTCGTCTATCATTTGTGGAACAACATCTCCATCAATAGAACCTTACAGAGCCAATGCTTATGTGCAGAAAACTATGTCTGGTTCTTTTTTAGTTAAAAATAAATACTTAGAAAAGTTATTAGAAAAGAAAGGAATAAACAATGATGATATATGGTCGTCCATTGTCTCGCAAAGGGGTAGTGTCTTACATCTCAAACAGTTATCAGACTATGAAAAAGATATTTTTAAAACTGGTATCGAGATAAATCAACAGTGGATTATAGAACATGCGGCAGACAGACAGAAATATATTTGTCAAGGTCAGTCAGTAAATGTTTTTGTCCCTGCTGATGTTAACATTAAAGAGTTACATGACATACACATGTTGGCATGGAAACGTAAATTAAAAACTCTGTACTATTGTAGAAGTGAAGCAATCAAACGTGCAGAGTTAGTATCAAAAAAAGTAGAAAGAACAATCATACCAGAAGCCGATTGTTTAGCCTGTGAATAATGAAAATATATATATTAAAAATAATTTACCATTACTCAACTTATTTAACAAGTTGGTCGTGGCAAAAATTGTATGGAGATAGAACTAAAAGGGGACAGAAATGAATTACCCACCCATAAAATCATTTGGCTTTAAGAAAAAGAAAAGAAGAACCAAACAACAAAAACAAACAGTGCTATGGACAGTTTATCATACTGTCTTAGCATTTGAGTTGTTAATATTAATCATAATAGAAGGGATAGAGTTACTAAGATGAGTTTA